AGCCAGCGCTGGATGCGTGGCAGTCTCTGCTCGGCGGTTTCCTGGACACGGGCCTGCCGAATATGTTCAAGGAGATGGAACGCGGGATCAAGGGGTCGTCCACGTATCTGACCGGGTTCGCTGACTTCCTCAACGGGAAACTGCTTCCGGTTCTGGGGCGTGTCATTGCGGCCTTCATGGACGCGTTCGGGCCGCTTCTCGCACAGGTACTGCGTACGGCGGGTAATCTCCTCGACGTTTTCGGCACCGTATTCGCCGGTGTCATGGAAGGCCTCAAGCCCGGTATCAGCCTGGTCACCGACGTCTTCGCCGGTCTGAACGAGATGTTCGAGATCGCGATCGGTACGGTTGGAAACCTCGCGAAGGCACTCGGGACGGTGTTGTTCGGCGCGCTGGTCGATCTGGCGGGTGAGAACCGGTTCACCGCCATGAAGGATGACTTCACCGGTTTCTCCGACTGGGTCAAGACGAACCAGTCGTCGATCCGTGCAACATTCGATGCAGTCGCCCTGGCGATCATCGACATGGTGGACACCGGTGTGGGGATGCTGCCGCTGCTTGCGAATGCCTTCAAGCTCATGGTGGATGCTGCTCTCATCGCCGTGGGTGCGCTGATCACCGGCTTGGCCACTGCGTTCGGGCATCTGCCCGGCATGGGGTGGCTGAAGGACGCCAAGAAGAATTTCGATGAATTCGCGGCGGGAGTCAACGAGAAATTCGACAAGGCTGCCGGTGCGGCGGAGAAGTTCGCCACATCGGTGTCGAAGCGGTCCGCGCGCGCCAAGTTCGTCTTCAAGGTGGACGAGGCGAAAGCGAACCTTGATTACATCAAGGGGCAGCTGAACGACAAGTCTCTGTCCAAGCCCCGTCGTGCACATCTGGAAGTCGAGAAGAAGCAGGCGGAGCAGAAACTTGCCGAGGCGAGGCGTGAGCTGCGTTCCTTCGACCGGAAGAGGGCCATAGCCACGGTCGAGGCGAACAACGCTCCCTTCTTCGGAAAAATCCGCCAGGCACGCATGGCGCGGATCCCGAGAAAGTCCGTCACGATCACCGCGAACCCCGGTTCCTTCTGGGAACGGGTCAGGTCACTGACCGGCCGGGTGCTGGGCACGTCCTACATCAACGTGCAGATGCGCAAGGTCGAGGCACAGAACGCGCCGAGGTTCAGCGCCCACGGCAATATCTTCCGGAGCTTCGCCGATGGCGGCATGGAAGACCACCGCGCGCAGATTGCGGACGGCGGCCCGACACGCATATGGAACGAGCCGGAGACCGGGGGCGAGTCCTACATCCCCCTCGGCCCGTCGAAGCGGACACGCTCACGGCAGATCGCCACCACGACCGTCGGCATCCTCGGCGGATCGGTGCAGTGGTTCGCCAAGGGCGGTCTCACCAAGAAGCAGAAGGCCCAGGCCGATGCCGAGAGGCAGGCCCGCAGTGAAGCGCGCGGCGAACTCACCATCTCGCACTTCGGCCGCATGGCCGGGTACAAGAACGATGAGTTCAAGAAGGCGCTCGGCCTCCCCGAGGCCCTGGGCAGTCTGGTCTCCTCCCTGAACCACTGGCGCAGCGTCATCCTCAAGGCGACGCACGGCGGCGTCGAGCGCAGTCTGCTCAAGCAGCTCGACAGGGCGGGCAAGTCGCTCATCAAGTACGAGAAGTCCCTGTCCAAGGTCGAGAAGTCCCTGGACAAGGCGAAGACCAAGCTGGATGACCTCAAGTCCGCTGCATCCCAGCTCCGGGAATCCGTCACGTCCGGCGTCATGTCGGCGACCAACATCACCAGGAACACCAGCGAGGACAAGAACCTCACCGTCGCCGACCTCATGACCACCATGACGCAGGGCCGTGACAAGGCGACGGCCTTCTCCGACGCACTCGCCCGCCTCAAAAAGAAGGGTGTCGCCAAGGAGATCATCCAGCAGATCGCCGAGGCCGGTATCGAGGGCGGCGGCCTGCAGACCGCGGGAACCCTGCTCACGGCGTCGGAATCCGAGATCGCCTCGCTCAACAGCCTGCAGAAGCAGATTAACGAGGCGGCGAAGAGTTCCGGCAAGACCGCGGCGGACGCCATGTACGCCGCCGGTATCAAGGCGGCCGAGGGTCTCGTCAAGGGCCTGGAGAAGAAGCAAAAAGACATTGAGCGAGCGATGATGCGGATCGCTAAGTCAATGGAAAAGGCCATCAAGAAGGCTCTGGGCATACATTCCCCCTCCAAGGTCATGCAGGAGGTCGGCCACCTTACCGCCGAGGGCTATGCCATCGGCATCCAGAAGAACCGCAGGGTCAACTCGGCGTGGGAGTCCATGCTCACCACGAAATCGACCGGACCGCGCTCCGGGGGCGGCGCCATGTACGGCGGCGGTGAGCCGATGATCCTCCGTGTGCAGATCGGTGACCGTGTCCTGGACGAGATCGTGCTTGATGCGGCGCGCCGCGTTGTGCGTACGCGAGGCGGGAATGTCCAGGCCGTTATCGGCCCTCCCGGGCGTAGGACCGGCTGATCATTCGGTGTCGTGGGACCTCCAGGCGGTCCCACGACGCTGATTGTGCCGTTGTGTTACCGGATCTGCCCAGCGGAGATTTCCCGGCTCGTAGTTCCCTTCGTTGTCGATGCGGTCCATCGAGTACCCGTCAGGGCATGGACCGAGTTTTTCCTCAAGGTATCGAATGAACACAGCTGCATCGTGCCACTCTGTAGCGACTTCGATCCCGCGTTCTCCGTAGTACGTGTAGTGGTCGTTACTCGGGTCATAGCAGCGGTCCATCATGTTGGACCATCGCGAATAGTGTGGATGATTAGACATCCCATGGGTTGCCCTGATCCGGTTCGATTCAGAAGCTCGCTCACGCTGCAGACAACCGCACGAATGCACGCTTCCTGCTCTGAGGTTATTGACCGTGGCGATGGTCTTCTTGCCGCAGTCGCATGAGCAGTGTGCGATCCAGATCTTGGTGCCGTCGCGTCGCGCTTCCTGCTCTTCTGCGTCGACGGTCAGGCGTCCGAAACGATCACCTGGCTGTGTCGTGAAGAGTCGGGGTCGTCCCCTGGTTTCACGGAAACGTTCGGACATGGTGGCACGTTTCTTCATGCAGCCACATGACTGCGTGCCCCCTTTAAGCCCTTGCAGGAGAACAGTTATGCGTTCTCCACAGTCGCAGTCACAGACGGCTTCCCATAGTGAGGCTTTACCGGGCCGCTCCCTGAGCCTTTCCTCACGCACGACGAGGCGTCCGAACCGTTGGCCTGGATGTACGAAGAATGATCGCTTCTTTCCCATGGAGAGAAGCATACCACAGGTTTGAGGAGTTGTAACTGTGCATCGATACCGCACGTGGAACGGCCCCATGCCGACCACTGCTGCTCAGCAGACGGTAACCACCGGTACGGGCGTCAAGACCATGCTGCAGATCGCGACCCCGTCGACCCGTCAGATTCAGCTCATCAGCTGGGGCTTTAGTTTCGATGATTTCCCGGGTGATGACTCGACGATCGAGCTCCTTCAGACGGACGTGGCGGCCACCGTTACTGCCCACGTGGCGGCCGGTGTGCAGCCACTTGATCCGAACGCCCCGGCGTCTCTTATGACGCTCAGCACCACAGCTACCGGTTATACCGCCACTGCTGAAGGCTCCACTGCAGCCAGTCGCGTTTTCGACGTGGTCGGTATTGGTACGGCGGCGGGCATTGTCAGCTCTCCGTACGTCTACCAGTGGATGCCGGATGAGCGGCCGATCATCGCTGTATCAAAATTTCTTCGCGTCCGTACCACGGTGTCCACTTCTGCGATCGACTTCCGCTGCTGGGTGGTTTGGGACGAGTAATCCCTTCTTGTCCCTTTTAGGAGTGTAGCGCATGCCGGGGAGAATCGCCCCCCTGGCGATGGCCTGGCGCCGCCGCATGGGCGGGACTGCCGGGCCTTTGTCAGCTTCGGGGGAAGCCAGCAACGGGGATCCCGTCCAGATCGAGATGTACATCAACGGGTCCTGGGTCGACATCACGTCGTATGTGATGGTCCGGGACAACAGTGGGAATATCTCGGTTGCCCGTGGCCGTCGTGATGAAGGGTCGGCGACCGAGCAGTCCACCTGTCAGATGACGCTGGACAATCGGGACGGCCGTTGGTCGCCGCGCAATCCCACGGGCGCCTACTACGGGTTGATCGGACGTAATCAGCCGATCCGTGTGTCGGTCCCCAATGGCCTCGGTGGGAAGTCGTACCGGTTTCAGGGCGAGGTTTCTCTGTGGCCGCAGATGTGGGATCCGACCGGTACGGATGTGTACACGGAGATCGAGGCGTCCGGGATTCTGCGCCGTCTTTCGCAGGGGCCTGCGCCGTCCCACTCTGTCCTGTACGACGCACTGACGGGGTCGTTCCGCAGCACTCTGCTGGCTTACTGGCCGATGGAGGACGCTGCGGAGTCCTCGAAGCTGTCGACGCCGCTGACCAATGGGTCGGCCATGACGTACACGGGGACGCCGGACCTCGCTTCGTTCGACGGTTTCACGGCGTCAGACCCTGTGCCTTCGCTCACTGGCTCTGCTTTCACCGGGAATGTCACGAAATTCGACACCTCGTCCATGACGGGGTATCAGATGCGTTTCCTGCTCAACGTTCCCGCAGCGGGGTTCAGCAACCTGGATGCCATCGCGCGCATGCATGTCCTGGAAGTGGCAGCAGGCGCTTCTCTGCTGAACTACTACGACATCTTCTACAACGATCCTCCGGGCGGTCTGGGAAGCTTCGGCGGGCCGGGGACGCTCACTGTTCAGGCGAGGGACGGCGATCAGGCAGATATCGGTGCCAGCGCCTCAATTGCGCTGGACGTACGTGGCCGTCGCCTGTGGGTGTCCCTGGAGATAGCCATCAGCGGCACCACGATTACCCCCACACTCCGGGTCCTGGACATCGACAGTGGCGTTACGGACTCTGCTGCCAGCTCACTCGTCTCGACCAGTCTTTCCCGGGTCGTGTACATGTCGCTGGCGCCCTCCACTCTGGCCGATTCGTCAGCGGGTGTCACCGGCGCATCGGCCGGTCACCTGATTCTACAGAACAGCATTACGTCCATCACCGATCTCGGGCGTCATCTCCAGCCGAACGGTGAGACCGCGGGGCGCCGGGTTGAGCGTCTGTGTGGCGAGAACGGTATTCCTTTCGAGTCGATTGGTGACCTCGACAGCAGTACGCAGCTCGGCAACCAGTCCCGGCTCAATCCGCTGGACCTGATGCAGGAAGCTGAGCTGGCGGATACCGGGATGCTGTACGAGAGCATGCCGATGCTGGGGCTCGGTTACCGCACGCGACTCGCCCTGGGCAATCAGGATCCGCAGCTCACCCTCAGCTATTCCGGGTTCAACCTGGCGGAGATCCCGACCCCTGTTGAGGACGACCGGTATATCCAGAACCAGGTCACCGTTACCGTCAGTGACATTTCCCAGACGTATTCACTGTCGGACGGCTCGGTTCTTTCCACGTCGTTGCCGCCTGCCGGTGTCGGTGTGTACGGGACGGATCTGTCGCTGAACCTCAAGGACACGCAGACCGCGACGCTCCGGGACCAGGCGGCGTGGCGCGTTCATCTGGGGACTGTGGATGAGCCTCGTTATCCGCATATCAGTGTGAATCTGGCGCACAGCAGCTTCACCAGTAATCCGGCGCTCAAGCAGGCTGTTCTCGGTCTGCGTCAGGGCGACCGGGTTCTTGTGCAGAATCCGCCGTCGTGGCTCCCTCCGGGTGACATTGACCAGATCATCCTCGGGTTCGAGGAGACCATCACCCACTTCGAGCACCGGGTCACGTTCATCTGTGCTCCGGCCAGCCCCTACAACAACCTGGGCATTCTGGACGCCACGGATGCGCGTATCGACACCGACGGCTCGGAGGTTCTTTCCGCCATCACGTCGTCGGCCACCACGATGATGGTGATTCCGTCCACGTTCGGCGGTTCGCTGTGGACGACGGCCAATGCCGATGCTCCCTGGAACATCAGGGTCGGTGGCGAAGTCATGACGGTGACCGCGAATACGTCCTCCGTGTACGACAGCTTTACCCGGACCGAGTCGAACGGCTGGGGTACTGCGAACTCCGGGCAGACCTGGACGGTGGTCGGAACGGCCGCGGACTACGCCGTTGGCTCTGGTATTGGCACGGCGACGTTGCCTGCGACGGGTATCGCGCACATCACCACCATCACGTCGCCCAGTGCGAACACGGACGTGTACGTGTACGTCGGGACCTCGGTCCTTGCCACCGGTGCGTCGTTGCTTGCCGGTCCGGTTGTCCGGTACATCGACAACAACAACCATTACATGGCGAGGATCGAATTCACGACGTCGAATACGCTGATTCTGACTCTGCGCAAACGCGTTGGCGGAACTGAGACGTCGCTTGCCAGCTACGCCCCGACCGATATCACCCATGTCGCGGGAACGCTGTATGCACTCAGGTTTCAGGTGAACGGGTCGTCCCTGAAAGCGCGTGTCTGGGATACGGGAGCCTCTATCGAGCCGCCGCACTGGCATGTCGAGGCAACCGATACGGCGCTTGTCCTTGCCAGCAGTCTCGGTACCCGGTGCTTTTCCAACACCGGCAATACGAACGTGAATCCCGTTGTCCAGTACGACGGCTACGACCTGCACAACGTACAGACATTCACGGTCACGCGCTCCGTCAACGCGATCGTCAAAGCCCAGGTGGCCGGTGAAGACGTCCGTCTGGCGACCCCCACCATCATCTCGCTGTAGGGAGGCAGCATGGCCGCTGAATCATATCCGACACCTCTGGCCGGTCAGAAGATTACGGCGTCATTGCTGAGGTCCATGCTGCCGCAGGTGGTCAGGAAAACAGCTGACACGTCGAGGTC